AAGGTAGCTAATTTATTCCGCGAAATCCCTGTAAATGGTGCAGCTACTGTATTACCTATCCAGCCTGATGTCAATCCTGCTGCATGGGCAACTTCCGCTACTGGTGGTAACTTGACCGCTGGTGCAACTGCTAACACTTTCAGGCCTAAGCAAGTAATCTTGAATGCTTACCGTTTGATCTCAAGCTCCTTCATGGACAACGATGTAGACGAGCAAGTTCTTATTAACTTGATGCCTATGATTGTTGAATCAGTAGCTCGTGCTCACGCTAAAGCTGTTGAATCTGCCATTATTAATGGCGGCGGTTCAATTGTTGGTCTTGATGGAAGTGGAATGGCTGCTACTCATAGCGCCACTCTCGATATCTCTGATGCTAATAAGCTGACTTCCGCAATCTTGCTTGCTATGCGTCAAGCAATGGGTAAATACGGCTTGAGTCCTACTGAGCTTGTATACATTGTAAGCCAGAATAGCTACTATGACCTCTTAGAGGATGCTAGCTTCCAGACTCTCGATGAAGTAGGATCTGATCTTGCTGCACGTGTAACTGGTACTATCGGAGCCGTTTATGGTACTCCAGTAGTAGTGTCTGATCAGTTTGCTGCAGAGGGTGCAGGCATTCCTGGTGCGTTTGTAGTTTACAAGCGTAACTATGTAATACCTCGTCTTCGTGGTGTAACTGTTGAGCAGGATTACCAAGTAATGGATCAGCGTCGAGTAATCGTTGCTAGTCAATCTCTTGGCTTTGAGCAAATCGTTGCAGGTGCCGGTGGAGACCAGCCTTCTGTTAAGCTTGACTTTATTGCTTAATACTTAGAAAGTATAGAAATGAGGGGGAGTTCATCTCCCCCAAGTTTTTACTGATGGACTTATAGAATATGGCAGACTTAATAACATTACAGGAATATAAAACGGCAGAGGGTATAACTCAGCCTAAGGAAGACGCACGCCTGAATGTTTTAATCCCTTCCATAAGTCAATTAGTGAAAACTTATTGTGGTAATAGTTTTGTAGACTTTTACTCCACTAATAAGACAGAAACATTTACCCTTGAATGGGGTACACATATAGTACAATTAACAGAAAGCCCTGTAAACGCAATAGTAAGTGTACAAGAAGCAACTTCTTACGGAGGTACTTTAACTACTCTTACCACAGGTGCTCAAGAATATGCACTTAATAAAGCAACAGACTGTATATATAGAACAACTACTGGAGGCTACAAAAACTGGCCCGTAGGCATAGAAACAGTTAAGGTAGTATATACCGCAGGATATAGTGCAGTACCTGCTGATCTTAAGTTAGCAGTACTTGATTTAATTACTTATTATTTAAAAGACGAGCACAAAGCTCGTCAGAGTATCGCAGGAGCTAGCATACAGAATCAGACTAGTTCTAGCCAGCGAGATAATGTCTCTTTTCCAGACCACATTAAGCGGGTCTTAGACCTGTATAAGAACTTTTAATGTCTGTTAAGAAGCTAGCACAGGAAATACTTGACGACTTAAAAGCAGTCAATAGCAAGGAGTCCGGCGGCCCTATGTCGAGGGAAACTCTTAAAAGTCAATCAGGACAAATATTAGTTATTAGCATAACAAAGTTTAAAAATATAATAAAAGCAATTTTTCCTGATATAGAAAAGGGAGAGCTTAACTCGATTTGGATAGAGTGGGGGAAGTATTTAGCAGGGCAAGGGTCGAGTCTGTCTAAGGACAGGAGATCTGAGCTACAAGATGCAATGAACTCTTTAAAGCTTACTAGAGGAAGTCGTGCTTTTATGGTTACTAGTTACTCTGCTATAAGGAAACAGAAATCAGGCACAGGTAAACTAGGGCTTATAATTAAGGACAAGTACGCAAAAAATAGAGAGTCAAAAAAGTTAAAAGAAGGACTTGACTTGATAGGCGGGCAAGGCTCAAAGGACGGGGCCCAGTTGGGGCATGAAGAGAAGAATGTAGGTGTTTCAACCTCTGGTGTCGCTGCGGCTTCTGCAGAAGCAAGGCTTAGAAAACTAGGTTTTAATGAGAATAGTACTATACTTAAACATATTTATCAGTATTATGATGACATGCAAATAAAAATAGACCACAAGCAGATAGTAGATGCTAAGGGGGGTATAAAGAAATCGTATATCCCTGTTCTTTTCTGGCAAGCGTCCAAGGCAAATCAAGGTAAACAGCAAGAAATGGAACGAGAGTTCGCAGCTTTGCTTAGAACTCGAATGTCAGACGAGATAGCCACAATGGAGGGCTCGACTCCTTTGCTAGAAGCTGTAGAACTTGTAATGTTCGACGCCGTAGCCCCTAATAAAAAAAGAAAAAACGTAAAAGTAAAAGGTAGTCGAAAAAAAGTAGTCAAAGACCAGAGCAGAGGCAACGCCAAGGGACGCGCGAAAGTAAAAAAAGAAAGTAGCGTAAGATACGATAGTGGAATAGACTCCAAATCTATAGCAGCTATGACAAGTAAGAGAACTAAAAAACAAAGGGTAAGCCCTTTCTCTTATATGGCAATGATTAACAAAAAGCTGCCCCAGACTGTACGAAAGAATATGTCTCCCCCAGGGTTTCAGAACCAAAGCGGAAGATTTGCAAACAGTGTTAAAATACAAGATGTAAACATAACAAAACAGGGACACCCGAGTTTTGGCTATACTTACGCAAAAAACCCGTACCAAGTATTTGAAGTAGGAGAAGGCGCTGCTCCTTGGGCTACCCCCCAAAGAGACCCAAGAAAACTAATTGACAAGTCGATTCGTCAAGTAGCAGCAGAATTGGCAATAGGTAGATTCTATACTAGGAGACTGTAGTGGCAAATGAAAGAGCATATACTTCTCGTAGATCAGGAATAACTACGGCACTTGCAAATATTATAGCCAAGATAGACGGTAGAGGGTTATACTACCAAGCAGTTGCTGAAACTAGTGCAAGGCTGAAGTTTTGGGACGAAGTAGAAGAATTTCCGGCAGTTCATTTGAATGCAGGGTCAGAAACTAGACAGTACCAGACAGCAGGATATAAGGACAGGTTTTTAAATGTAACAGTACGTTGCTATGTAAACCAAGAGGACTCAGTAGGCGCATTAGACGAATTACTAGAAGATGTAGAAACAGTCCTTGAAGAAAACGGTCAGTTGCTTTACCACGATAGAAATGGATTAGAGCAGCATACACATCAAATTACTATTCTCAGTATTGATACTGATGAAGGGGTACTAGACCCTCTTGGAGTCGGAGAGATTCTAATAGAGGTTCGTTACTAAGAAGATACTGACACGAACAAACGTTCACGATTCAGTCTTTTCAGGATCATAGGGAGATAAACTATGGCACAACAATTATATTTCAGCCGTGACACGAGGATGTTTATTCAGTTTAGAAATACAACTGAAAACAGTGAACTGCCGGCAGATTTAGGAAGGGGAGCTTTGTGGGAAATTCCTGTATTGGACGGATACAGCTTTTCACAAACAACAAATACATCAGAGATTGCTCTGGCAGAAATGGAAAGTAGTGCAGGTATAAGTAGACGAGGTCGTCGTATGTTTACTGACTCTCTTGCACCTGCAGAATGGTCGTTCAGCACTTATGCGCGTCCTTTTAAGTCTGTTGGTCAGGCGGCCGCAGCTACAGGTACTAAAGCTGCAGAGACAGGTAGCAACACAGGAGTACACGCGGTAGAAGAGGTTTTATGGGCTTCTATGTTTGGCGCAGACAAGTATACTGCTAATAGCAGCTTCCAGAAGTTTAGAAGAGAAATACAACCAGTTAGTGGTACAGAGACTGATGTTATTACTCCTTCAACCGGTTCGGGTGCCTCTAGTACTATTGTAATGGGCGAGTCTAACAGATCAGCATTGCACTCATTTACTTTGTGGTTCTTAATTGATACTGCAACTTCTAATCCGTTGCTCTATAGGTTACCAGAAGCTATTGTTAATGAAGCAAGTGTTGACTTTGATGTTGATGGTATTGCAACAATTAACTGGTCTGGAATGGCTAAAGAAGTTCAAGATAACTCTTCTAAACTTTCAGTATCTGCTACCGATACACCTGCTACTAATACAGGTAGAGTAGGCGGGGATGCTATGGTAATTGGTGACTTAGTAGTTAACACAGGAAACACACGTGCTGTATCCATTGTTACTGCAATTAACGCGGGAAGTGCTATATCTGCCCCTACTCAGGCTATCGATGAAGCTATTACAAGTACTAAGAACTTTATCCGTAATCGTCTTACTGGTGTTAGTATCGAAGCCTCTGATGGAGCTGATAAAGTAGCTGGAGTTTTTCCAGGCCGTCATGCAGTAATTAGCGCAGTTAATACTACCTCAAATACAGTTACTACCTCAACTGCTCATAATTTTAGTAATGGTGACCAAGTATTTATTACCGGTGTAGCTGGAACCACTGAGCTTAATAATACTCATAACTTTGTAGGAGCAAAAACAGCAAATACTTTTAGGCTTTATACTAGCTCCGCTCTTGCTTTGACAGGGCATGCGAGTACTGGTGTAGTTGGACTAAGTGGTGTTTGGAGTTCAAGTACAGGTATTGTAGCTAACGGAAAGTACAGCCTTACTCTTACTGGAGGTAGTTTTAATATTGGTAACAATATTACTTATCTGGTACCAGAAGAATTGGGAGCAATTAACAAGCCACTTGAGCACGTAACAGGAACACGAACTGCTACGGGTAACGCAACTTGTTATTTGACTTTGGAAGATACTGATAGTACTAATGGTACTTCTCGTCAGTTCTTTAATGATATGGTAGGCACTGGAGCTATGTCAAAGGTTGTAAATAAGTTTAAGGTAACTATGGATATTGGTGGTACCGCTGCATCAGCAGACGATACTAACCCTGTACTCTCTATTACCTTCCCTACGGCTCACATCGAGGTTCCTTCTCACTCTATTGAGGATATCATCTCGCTTGAGACCAACTTTACAGCACTTCCGACAGACTTCGGACAGGCCGACGAAATTACTAGCGTAATTTATAAGCCGCCCGCTACATACTAAATGTAGTAACTATGTAAGGGGCTTCGGCCCCTTATTTCTTTCACCAACTTAAAAATACTTCTTGACATTTATCGTCTTATACCGTATAATTTAACTCTAAACACAAGGATACATAACCCATGACAGAAAGCACAGCAACAGCAACTAAGCCACAAGTTTCATTAAAGAGTCTTATGACTCCGAGCAAGACAGTTACTATGGACTACCCCCGATTTGACGGAATGACTGTAGATTTATGCTATCTAGCGCGGGAAGAGCTTGTGAAACTCAGAAAAAGGTGTCTTAGCACCAAATGGGACAAGAAAAGTCATCAACCAATCGAAGAAATGGATGATGATAAGTTTATTGTAGAGTACTGTAAAGCAGTTATAAAAGGATGGAAAGGCTTAAAATATTCATACTTAGAAGAGCTTCTATTGGTGGATGTCAGTGACCTTAATCCAGAGGATACTTTACCGTTTAATCCAGAA